ATCATCACGTGGCTGCCCGCTATCAAAGTGGTTACATACAAAACAATAAGTATGTCCATCAGAATATACGGAATTACCGTCTGACGAACCACACTCAGGACAGCTGGTGTGATGTAGGAAGGTTGATTCATCTGAGCCAGTCGATTGGGATTGCATAATAGGCACACCAAGGGAATCCATTGCGTTCAGCCCACTTTGCATATGTAGTTTTTGAGTTTTTTGAGATCTTGTTGTAGGGTGCTTGGAAGATCAAGCGTATATCTAAATCAGGATTAGACTTCTTGACTGCTTTCATCTTACGTCTTTGGTCAGATGGAAAGTAACCTTTAGCCTCGAAGTATACATCCCCGACTTTGAAATCAGGAATGTATTGTGCTTCAATCATGTATGAAATCTTCTCAGACTCATACTGGTACTCAACGTCTAGCTCCTCTAGTAAGTCAGCAACCTGTTCTTCCAGTTTGCTACGCATTAGAAATCATCGTCAGGTTCTACAGAGCAAGGGCTTGCATCTACGTTAGGTTCCTCGACCTTAAAACCTTTTGACTTACCAAATAAATCAGCTGCTTCATCAGCTGTCATGTCACCATTGTCAACAACTCCAGCTCCGCTGTTAAGACTAACAACTTGTACTGCTTTTAGTTTCAATGATGTACCGATGTCACCGCTTGGTAAGACATATGGTTTTTGGAAGAAAGCTAATTTAACTTTGCTACCACTGTAAATCGGTGTGTCTGTATCTTTTATCTGTGTTCCTTCTGTATCAACAACGACAGGAAATATCTTGTCGCCATCTCTCCAGCTGAAACGTAGGTGATATGTACCTTGGTTGTTGTCTAGCTCTTCCCAAGGCTCAGGCTTGACTGTTACCCTCTTAGGGTTCTTAGCCTTGCTCCTAGCCCATTCAAGAGCTGACTCACGCTCTTCTTCAAGTTTAGATATGAGATCATCTTGAACAAGTGCGGATAGTTTGTAGCCCCATTCCCCTGCCTTGAGGATTGCTTGAAAGCCATCAAGAGTGACAGGATCAGGAGTGACATAGGTGGTTGCCATAATTAACAGAAAAAATAGGTGGAATTTGAAACAACTTTAGGGTCTAGTGTTCCAACGATTGGCGGTGGCTCTGAGGCATTGATGGTCTCTGCGAACTTCGAGAGCCAACATTCCTCGGAAAAGATATTGGTGTAGGTTTCTCGCACAAGGCGATTGAGTGTTCCCATGTCTCCTGCTCTGCAAAGAATAGAGTCATGGATAACTGTGAATGGTTCATCAAATTGCATAAATGATCTGTGAAGGATCGAAGCATCGAATGAATGAATATAATTAGGTGCAGTGCTTGACTTATGTTTACTAGGACTAGCTGTAACTTTACCTGTTGGTATCCTTACACTTGTACGTCCTAACAACTGCAGCTCCATCCTCATAGTTTCAATGTCGTCTCTTCTTTGATTGACAACAAAACCAGAAGGTGTAACCCACTGTACCTCGGTAGCACCATTTCTGATGTACTGTCCGACATGCTTCTTTATCCATCGCATTACCCTCATAGGCCCTGGTACGACTGCATCCATGCTATTGTAAACAGCATTTACAACTTGTGTCAGCTCGTCTTTTGTAGGGTCGATGTTGTTTTGTAGTAACGCTTCACGTATGTACTTACGACTACTATCCTTAGTAGCGTTGTATGGTATGGTCATCACCGTGCGTTTGCACACGGATCTGGTCATCCAAGGGTGCATGTATGCTGGGAGAAACTCTTTAGCCTTTTCAGCCACCGCTTTGTATGCGTCACTAGGTTTATTACTAGGGACAACATTGACAAGTTCTGCAGTGCTACGATCTTTGGCTAGACCTGCTAAGATCTGTAAGCCTGAGCATGTTGCATCTACTGCAACCATAAGACCAGTAGTTGGCTTGTCTTTCTTGACACAGCAATGGTAGTACTCATGACACGCTGCCATGAACTGCCAAGGTTCTTCTACCGACTCCCATTCAGACAAGTATTGAACTGGGTCAGTAGCAACTTTAGTAATCAACTCAATATTCTCAGACACCCATTGATGTCTGTCCTCTAGTGTACATTTATCTAAACCAAAAGTTGTAGCCACTTGAAAAGATAACCACAGCTCTGCTTCATCTGTCACACTAGACTCCTCAGAAAATCTTAGTAATGCTTTACCAAAGTCTGTGTCTTGAGGTGTGAGGAAAGCTGGTATGGGGTATGCTCTGCCCCTGTAGTCGAAAGACCAGCAGAGATAAAAAGATTCATCTCTAAATTTTTCAGCTGCCTCTAATTGTGTACGTGTTCTGACTGATCGTTTAAAATTGATACGGTCAGCATTGTACGACTCAGCCATAGCTCGTCTCCAAGCTAGATTGGCATTGTCATCTTCATCAGCATTTGGTGGACGTGGTGGTTTGAAGGCTGGTGATATAGGTATAAACTTACCTATTACTCTACCTCTACTCCTCATCTCATCTGCCACTTGCAGTACATGAAGATTTACACAGTATTGCACCCGCTGTAACTTGTTTAGAAAGTTAATCGGTGCTTCCCCGTGTTTAATGGTGGGGTTGCCTTTTCTAGTAAGATCATGACCTTTCATCATACGGTTGGTAAGGTATCCACCGTAGATAATCTGACCATTCTCATCGTACCCCCAATCGTCTGGATGTACTAGCATAGGCCAAGGTATACCTGCAAACAACTCAGCTGTTTTGATAAGTTGTTCACGCTTTTCATTGAACTCAGGAGTCGGAGCAACTTTGTACTCCCACTTCTTGCGGTGGGTCTTACGTTTGCTAATCATGAACCAGCCTGTGCTGTCCATAACTGCAGTCAGCCCCCACTTTCCAAGAGAGATCTTTGTCTTTGTACCCCATGCCTCCCAACGAATACCACGCTCGCCAAACTTTTGGCTTGCAATGATCTGCTTCTGCATTGTGCCACAAGCATCGTGAAAGTAAGTGTCCGCAATGTATTTCATCAATCCAGGATGGTGCTGTTTGTACCATCTGAATTTACACTCTGTCTCTAGTGCAGAGCCTATTGCGTTCATTGTTGGTGTGATAAGATCTGACTGTCTCTTGTTACTGAACACCCTGTCAAAAGTTATTTTGAGAGCTATTGTAGCTATCGCCAAGGGTTCGAGGTCGTCAAGGTATAATCCTATCTCTCGATAGAACTTACCAGCTTGTCCAATACGTAGTTTGTGAAACGTATCTTCAATAGTCTTGACGAGATATGGAAGAGCCTCTCTGATTGAGGACACCCCATACACGCTTGCGGAAGCGTAGGATTTCTCCTCTAATTTCTGCATGGAGTCGTGCAGCCTTTGTCTCCCACAGCTGATCGCTTCCTGTTCGAGAAGAAACTGTCTGTGTAGGTTTGTATGCGTCACCATAAGCTAGAAAGAGAGAGTATTCGTAGTCATCAAGTCGATCAATTTGTCGTTGGGTCAGGTTAGATGTCATAGGATTTACACTGTTGTTCGTATGGAAATACTTTACAGTACTCCTCCATACTGTTGAAGGTACGCCAGTTTGGTAGGTAGAAACCTAGCTCAAACTCTGGGTTGCGTTTAGTAATCAACAGCCCTTGAGCTGCTAGTATTACCATTAGGTTGTCAATGATAGGAGGGCCACAGGGATCTATTTCTAGCATCACCTCGCCAGTGTCATCATTGATGTAGTAGCCGAGTCTGTCAAGAATCTCGGAGAGGTCACATGGGTTCATGGTATTTCGGTTTGGGTGTCCATTACAGCATTGCTAGTCATCACGATGTAGTCGTCATCATTCATGAGTAGACCTTTCATGTAACGCTTTGCTGCATTGGCTTGACGGTATGCCTTTTCTTGTATTGTGCCATCCTGCTTGACTGCTCGAACGACACATACATAGGCTGCTGGGAGATCCCACGTGAGAGCTGCTTCGTGTCCCATGTCAAATGTAACTTGGGTCAGTTCGTCAGTTGCTTTCCACTTGTTGAGTTCTCTAATACGATTATCGAATGGGTCGGGACGTGCCATGATTGATACCTAAATTTGTCACTTGGGTTGTTGCGGTGGTTTGCTGCGATGATGGAGACTAGAGTCATTGGGATGATCCACCAAAAGAACAGCTGCTCGCAGGTATCTTTCATATAAGCTCATCCTCGAATCGTTTGTTGGCAAGCTCGATCTGCTTGTCCTCATCAAGGTAGGGGAAAGCCTCCTGGATTTGCTCGAACAGGTCTAGCAGCCTATCTTCGTGGTGTGGTGTACTCATCTGTCTAAGTCCTTTTCTTGTTGTAAGTTTCTGAGGTTGTGAGTTTCAATCTTGAAAGTCTCATCATTTTCTGGTCTGTCCATGACACGCTTGAGTCTAACTAATGCGGACTCTCTGCTGTCAAAGACACCTAGAATCATGTCATCGAATGTGTAGGGGCTGGTGCGTATTAACACGTAGACGATAGGGTCATCAGCTGCATCAAAAGTCTTGATGAATTGAGTCATGAGTTTATCATTTTCAATAAACTCTTCTTTGGTTGTGGTGGAATTAGCCATGTGATTGGAGCCATGTAAGTGAGCGGTGCATAGTTGCTGGGTCATCGTCAAATTTACCAAAGGCTACGTTGCATGAATCGCATATGTAACCTCTAAACTTGTCAGTTTTGTGGTCATGATCGAGAACCCATTTAGTGGTATGCCTACCACATGCTGGACAGTCTCCAGCTGGAGGTACAGGGTGGGTGCGTCTCAGTCTGCGTCTGACTGTCGCTTGCTTGTTGGAGCAATGTTTGCAAGTATTCTTACGACCTGCTCCCAGAGTGCTAAAGAGCGGGAAGTCTTTGAGAAGTTTGATCTCCCCGCACTCTTTGCATTGTTTAGCCTGTCCTGATTTGTAGGCTTGATAGATCTCATTCTCAATTAATTTCATAGTAATTGGTGTAGATCACGGAATCAGCTAGATGGTCAAGTCCAGCATCAGCGAGTGCATCATAGATGTCTCTGTCTGAATCAAAATCCACAGCGATAGTGGAGTTTCCAGATGGTGTGTAGGAGTAGCCAGCCTCCATGAGAGAGGAGGCTACACTGCGATCAAAAGTAACAGTCATTGTTGGCATTAGATTTGAGGAAGTACAGGTTCTTGCACAAGTCTGACCTTGGCAAGTTTATGTTTGTAGAAAGATGCAGGTGTGATCTCTCTGCACTTGACACCTTTAGCCTTACAATTAGCGTTGACCCAGAAGCCAAGGCTCATGTTAGGTTGTGCAAGTAGATTGGCAATAGCTTTGCGAGATACATTGTTGTACTCGTAGCGTGTACCAGTCAAGAACTCAACGATGGCTGTGCCAGTGAGTGGAGATACGTCAATAGTTTTGACGCATGTGGAAGTACGTGACTTTGGTTTCATGATGATGAAAGTGGTGAACAACAGAGGGTGAGACCCTCATCCAACATATTAGCTATGCTGGAAGAGAGCGTCAAGTTGTTTGATGCGATTGAGTGGAATTGTTGCGGTTTGCGGACATATGGTGTTGCCTAGGCATTTAAGTCTGTCCACCCTACGGGATAGCCCATCATCTCCTCTACGAAGCATGGGTTGAGATGCATAGGTTCGCCAGTCGGAACCGAGTCGGATTCCTGTATCACTCCAGTCAAGTAGCCCTGTTTCTGCCAACGCAAGCTGCTCTTGCTGCCCTTGACCCCTATGCCCTTCCACTCGGACGCTCGTGGTGTTGGCAGTAAGGTGAGCTTGTCTTGCAGGTTGAGGCTGTGACTTGTACCTGTCTGCGATAGTCTCCGTCCATTTGGTGTGATCTTCGCATTTGGATGTGCGATAGTATCTTGGGTCGTTGGCGTAGGCAATAATCCAGATGCGTTTGCGGAGGTG